TGGACCCTTTTCTGAGGTCATGGATATTAACCGGATTATGTCGGAGATTTACGACCCGCGGAATGACCCGCAGGATTCTCGGCGGTTTTATTTCAATCAGCCGACATCGGCTAAGGATGCTTGGCTTGCCGCCGATGAATGGCTGGCGTGCGCTACCGATACGACTGTCGGTAAGGGCGATGAAATCACGCTCGGCTTTGACGGTTCGCGTAAACGTACTCGAGGCGTGACAGACGCCACGGCTCTTGTGGGATGTCGCGTGTCGGATGGTCATGTTTTTGAAATCAAAGTGTGGGAGCAACCTGACGGTCCGTCCGGTGAGGACTGGGAGGTGCCTGTTGCCGAGGTGGACTATGAGGTGCGGCAGGCTTTTGAGAATTACAAAGTGGTCGGTATGTTTGCGGACCCGGCTAAGTGGGAGTCCTACGTTGCACAGTGGGAGTCTGACTTTGGCAAGAATCTAAAGGTGCAGTCCTCGAGGACGCATCCGATTGAGTTTTGGATGACCGGTAATCGGTCTTACTTAGTGGTTAGAGCGTTGGAGCAGTTTCATAACGCGGTGCTCGATAAAGAGTTGACGCATGATTCTGGCTTGGCTTTGACTAGGCATATTTTGAACGCCCGGCGGCGTATTGGTCGAGGTGGTTTAACTATCTCGAAGGCGCATCCTGAGGCGAGGGAGAAAATCGACGGCGCGATAGCGGCAGTCTTGGCGTATCAGGCTCGCTTGCAAGCGCTCTCAAAAGGTCAGGCGACTAAGAGCACGTTTGTGCCACGTCGTATTCGATAGGGGACTTAATGGCAACGCAGTTGAATGATGAGCAGATTGGCTTGCTCAAGATGCTGGCTAAAGAACAGCCGCGTCTGAACCTGCTAGAGCGTTATCACGATGGTGATGCACCGTTACCTGAGGGTGCAGAGGGGCAGTCTCGGGCTTACCGGCGATTCCAAAAGAAGGCTCGACTTAATCTGGCTCAGTTAGCGATTTCCGCTGTGCGTGAGCGCATGATGATTAACGGTTTCCGTACCGGCGCTGAGGATGACGAGAACGGGGACGCTGAAGCTCGTCGTCTGTGGAAAGCAAACAACGGCGACGTAAAGTCGGCTGACTTGCATGAGTCAATGCTGAAGTTTGGTAAGTCGTATGTGATGGTCGGATTCCCTGAGGGGTTTGAGTATCCGATTATGACTGTCGAGGACCCGCGGCAGATGTATTGCACTGTGGACCCGATTGACCAGACCACGGTGACTAGCGCCGTCAAGGTTTTCCAAGAGTATGGCAAGAGCTATGTCTACTATTACTACCCGGACCGGGTTGAGGTTTTCCAAAAAGACCCTGACCTGAACATTTACGATTCGGGTTCGTGGATGCTTTCAGAGACGCGGACTGTCAATAACCCGCTTGGTCAGATTCCAATTGTCAAGTTCACCAATGCGGGTGGCGTAGGCGAATACGAGCCCTACACAGACATCATTGACCGGGTTAACCACATGACGCTTCAGCGTTTGGTCATTGCTACGACTCAGGCTTTCCGTCAACGTGTGCTACGGGGCGAGTTTCCTACGCATGACCAGGACGGTAACGAGATTGACTATAACGGGATTCTCGAGTCGTCGGCTGGCGCTTTGTGGATGATTCCCGAGGGTGCCGATGTGACCGAGTTGGGTCAGTCGGACATGAGTGGCATTTTGCAGGCTGTCCGCGCTGACATTCAAGATTTTGCGGCGGTGACTCGCACGCCGATGCACTATTTCCACCCGGATGCGGCGAACGGGTCTGCTGAGGGTGCGGCTTTGGCGCGTGAGGGTCTTGTGTTTAAGGCTGAGGACCGGATTAACCGGGTCACGCCGGGCTGGTCAAAAACGATGTCTCTCATGTTCAGATGGTTGGGCGACGATGAGCGTGCGTCTCTGCTGGACCTTGAACCGATGTGGCAACGGGCTGAACGGTACTCGCTTGCTGAGCGTGCCGATGCGAATTCTAAGTTCCAGGATATTCCGTTTAGACAGCGTATGACTTTGATTGGGCAGTTCCCGCCTGGGGTCATTGACGAGATGGAAGTTGAGCGCCGCGGGGAGCAGGTTTTCAGGCAAGCATTAACGGGGTAGTCAATGGCTGAGGAATTTTCGGAGGAGACCGATTTTCCCGGTGTCTTTGCGACTACTGACTTGTATAACCAAGCCAGCACCGAAATTATTAAAACGGTAGGCGCGGCGGCTGAGCGTGCGTTTTTTGCTTTGCCCGATTATCGAGGCGCGGCTCAGCGTCAAGAGTATTTTGACCTGTACGAGCAGATTGTTTCACCCTCTCGGCTTGAGATGGCTAGGTTGACGATTGCTTATCACCAAGAGGTAGCTCGCAGGTCTGGTCAAAGGTGGCAAGCGCCGTTGATTGACTTTGACGCTATTTTTACGACGACAGCTCGGGCGGTTGGTGAGACTGGAAGATTCGACCCTTATCAAGGTCGACCTTTTAAAGAGGTATACAAACAACTGAACAAGGGTAAGTCGCTTACTGAGGCGATTAAAGTCGGCGGCGCTCGGGCAAGAATTTTGGCTCAAACAGATGTCCAGCTTTCCAGGCGGCAAGCGTCGCTTTTTGCAAGAGCGTCTAACGCAAACATTGTCGGATACATTCGCACGTTATCTGGCGCTGAAAACTGTGCGCTTTGCTATGTTGCCTCGACTCAGCGCTATAACAAAAACAACTTGAGCCCGATTCATCCGGGCTGTGATTGTGGCGAGTTGCCGATTTATGGTGACTATAACGTGGGGCAGGTTGTTGACCAATACAATCTTGACCGCATCCACGAGGCTATTGAAAATCGTTTCGGGGTCAGCGATGTTCAGGCGAGAGACCTCGGAATTGGTAAAGCCGTTGAGTATGAGGATGGCGTGAGGCTTGCCGATTTCACTTTAGTTTCAGTCCGTGACCACGGCGAACTCGGACCGGTTTTAACTCAGCGCAAAGAAAGCTTTAGGACTCTTGAGCAGGTTCTCGCTCGTAAAGCTGAGCGCGACGCGATTCTTGCTGGGGCGGCGGGTGAAATTCCAGCCGCGGGATTGCGGTCAACTCGTAGGCAGATTTATCAGCAACTTGAAAGAGCTGAGACCTATAAAAAAGTTGAAAGCATCATGCGTGAGGCTTTGGGCGTCGAGTTCAGAGGGTTTGGCGTCGGAGACGGGTCGGACGGTATTTACCCGCTTGAGACGACCAAAAGACTAGCCGAACGGCTTGTTGACTTGAACCACCAATATCCAGTTCCCTTATCAGGCGTTTTGGGACCGACCCAAATGGGGGCGGGTAAAAGTATCCAGGGTACGGTTTTCGCTGATGCTGGTAAACAGACTAGGCGAATCCGTTTCTATCAAGAGTTTTGGACCGACGCCAAGCAAGCAAAAGAAGAACTAGCTGACGCTTTTTCAATCGGACAGCTTGGCGGGCAGTGGGCTTTGGATGCTGGCATTGACGGCATGGATTACATCACCGCTCACGAGTATGCACATTTGCTTGATTTTGCCGCCGGGGAAAAAGTTAAACCTTTTGAGATTGCTAAAAAGTTTTATTTAGAGTCTGGCGCTTTGGATGGCGACGCCCTCGTTGACCGTGTACGTCGAGAAGCTGTTGTCCGCAGTCTTTTAGAGAGAGACATAAGCAGATATGCAATCTCTAACCGACATGAGCTTATTTCTGAAGCTTTTGCACAAGTTTATTTCAACGCGCCGACTGAGGTTGGTGAGCGAATAGTCCAAGCCGTCTTGCGTGACTATCAACAGGCGGTCACAGACGACGCTTTTGAGATTGTGAAGCAAGTCACGGATGAGGAGATTCGAGAGCTCGCCTCGGACGCTGTTGGTGAGTTTGGCGATGCCGCCATTGACCGAGCCAGCCGAGAGCTTTTGCCTGACGGAATTGACGCGGTTGCCCGTGTGGTCCGTGCGTCTGGCTTAGTCAAATCGAAAGCCGGACTGCTCACCAACATTGTGTCGTTTGCGGCTCAAGAAATTGTGCAACAAGAAGTCGTTAAAAGAGTGAGGCGAGAGGTCGAACGCCAGGCTCAAGCAATTCCGGTGGAGGCAGAGTAAATGTTTTTAGGTCGCGTTAGCAATCGAGATTTTGAAGCACTTTTGAAGCGTGCCATAGATGGAGACGTGACAGTCGACCACGGCATGACTGACGACTTACATAACGTGCTGACTCGGATTGCCGAGTCGGACGACCCGCCAGAGCAGTTGATTGCTTTGGCTCGCAAAACTTGGGAAGAGGCAAAAGAGCTTTTTCCTAACCGTTTTATTGATTGATAAACGGTAATCGCCCGAAACGGGCACACCCAAATCGAAACGAGAAGGGATAATCCAATGTCTGAAGAGACAACTGAAACACCTACTGAAACTGAAGAGACCACTGAGCAGGTCGAGGTTGACGCTGAAGGCGACACGTCTGAAGCGCCTGACCTAGAAAAAGAGCTGGCTAAGTGGAAAGAGCAGGCGCGTAAGCAAGAGCGCCGGGCGAAGGACAATGCCGCCGCCGCTAAAGAGCTGGATGAAATCAAAAAGTCCCAGTTGAGTGAGCAGGAGCGTTTGGTTGCTGAGACGCGCCAGGCGACTATGCAAGAGCTTGCTGGGAAATTGGTTGACGCAGAGTTTAAGGCGGCGACTAAGGGTCGCTACGTTTCACCGGATGCGGCGCTTGCTTTTGACCGTAATGAGTTTATTTCGCCGGATGGCGACATTGACACTGACGCTCTTCAGACATGGGTTGAAAGTAACACTGTGACTACCGGACAGCCAAAAGTTGACTTGGGTCAGGGTGAGCGGGGCGACACTGCCAAGCTTTCCATGATTCGGTCACGCGATGAGCTGTCTGATATGTCACCTCAAGAAATTCTTAAGGCGCGTACAGATGGGCGTCTTGACTATCTATTAAAAGGAGGCTAATAGCTAATGGCTATTGACCAATTTATTCCTGAGGTATGGGCGGCTGGGGTTTCCCAGGAGTTCATTGCTAATCAGATTGTTATTCCGACTCTGCGGACTGCGTTCACTGGCAACGTGACCGCTGGGTCTACTGTTCACATCATCAATGCAACTACTCCGACTGTTTCGGACTACTCGGCTTCTCGGACAATTAACCCTGAAGCCCTGGCTGACACTGAGGTGCAGTTGAACATTGACCAGGAAAAGGCGTTCTCTGTGAACGTTGACGACGTTGACCGCGTGCAGGCTTCGTCTGAGTTTGGTCCGTGGGTTGAGTCTGCTGGACGTGCTCTTGCTGAGGACGCCGAGGACTACCTCATTGACCTTATGCTGAACAACTCGAGCGACTCTAACGCTGGCGGCGCTACTGTGTCCGATGCGGCTGGCGCTTTGACTGCCGTGCGGACCATTCGTCTGACTATGGCTCAGAACAAGGTTCCCGCTTCAGGTCGCTACTTGGTAGTGAACCCTGAGATGGCTGACCTGCTGATTCAGGGTCTCGACGATGTTTCGGTTGCCGGACAGGACAGCGAGCTCCGTAATGGAGTTATCGGACGTCTCTACGGCTTTCAGATTCTCGAATCGCCTCTGCTGGTCCCCGGCGGCACCGCTCGCCCGGTTGCTCTCGGATACCACGAGAACATGGTGGCATTTGTCAACCAGATTGAGCGCGTCGAGTCTCTGCGTAACCAGAGCAAGTTCGCTGACATCGTACGTGGTCTGAATGTTTACGGTGGCGTTGTCGTGAAGAACGAGGCTGTCGTCCGTTACGTCTCTGCTCCGTAATAAGTCCTAATCGGATGGGGGCGGCTTTCGGGTCGCTCCCATCCCAGACTTGAAAGGTTTGTAATGGCTCTGGCTACCATCGCAGATGTTGAGGCTCGTCTTGGACGTTCGCTTACTGCCACTGAACAGTCGAAAGCTACGGCTTGGCTTGCAGATGCCTCGGCACTGTTTGTGAATGTTGCAGTGCAAAAGTTCGAGGTGGGTGATTCAACGGTTCGACTCTTTCCAAGAGACGGAATTGTGCGGTTGGTGCAGAGACCGGTTATCACGATTGATTCGGTGACTGACATTGACGGTGTTGAGATTGATTACACCTACGACGGGCACCAGTCAATTTATGACCTGGGCACTTATTCGCCGGTCATCGTTAGCTATGAGCACGGTAGTGCGACTATTCCTGACGATGTGGTTGCGACTGTTGCGGGCATGGTTGTCCGTACTTTGCAGATTCCCTCTGACGCGGCGGCTGGTATTCAACAGCAGTCAGTTGGACCGTTCTCTCAGTCTTATGCAAGTTGGGCTGTTGGGGCTCAAGTGAAAATGTCGCCTGCTGAGATGGAGATTGCTAAGTCGTATCGTGACTTGAGTTTCCGCTCGGCGTCTACTTTTGGAAACGGGAATTATGGAGTCTATTACCCAAATCAAACGAAGTTCGAGCTCTACCGATAGTTACGGTGAGCCGATTATCACTGAGACCAGTGTTACGGTTCAGGCTATTGTTTCGGCTCGGATTTCGGGGAGTAATTTTGACCCGGCAGAGATTATTGTCACTGAAGGGCTCACGATTTACTTGCTACCTGGCACGGTAGTGGACGACGATGACCGTTTTCTTATCCGCGGCAAATACTACGAGCTTGACGGTGAAGCTTTCGAGTGGAAAGACGGCTTGGGTGATTGGAGCCCTGGCGTTGTCGTCGACTTGGTGAGGCAGACAAGTGGCTAGTCGGATTAAGGGCGGCGGCGGGTATGTCGTACTCAACAGGTACGGGATGCGTGAGTTGCTGAAATCTAAAGAGGTCGCTTCGATGCTACGGGCTCGTATGAGCCGTGTGCAGGCGGCGTTGCCGGGCTCTGAGCTTGAGGTGACTCGTAATGGTCGTACTCGTGCTCGAGCTAAGGTTGCCCGCGGTTCAGATTTTGATGAGGCGAATACCGGCGAACTCGGTAGGGCTTTGTCTTTGGCTGGCGGACGCCGGGGCACAAAAGTTAAGACGGGTAAGCGTAAGAGTAAGTGGGGTCCACAGTAATGGCTGATGCAGTTATTTTCAGTGACTTGATGG